GACCCTGTCGACCTCCATGTATGGAAGTCGGACGGTTCCATTCTCCACCTCCAAAATTGCATATCGCTCCGCTACAATTTTTACGGCGGCTGGCGCAATATCAAGATATTGGCCTCGGGCGAATGTCGCCGTGTCCGCGACTGCTGCATCTTTCGCGTCAACGACTTGGAAGTATTTCTCTAACGCTCAATTCCTTTCGCTATGATTGATATAGACTCCCTCAATTTTAACTCCGTTGAGACGCTTCCGGGCTTCGAGGCTCGCGCAGCGTTCACTGTCAATTCCTCGTCCGTATTCAAGGAGGACGTTGACATCGTGCCTACGATTGTAGACGATACTCTCTCTTATATTCCGTGGGGCGGCGACAACCAGATGCCGTTCGACTTGCTCGCGCTCGTCGAGAAAGACGAAACTTTGGCAACCTGCCAATGTTTCAACGCCGAGGTCTGTTATGGTTCGGGACTGCAATACTGCGTCAAAGATTCGTCAGCGGCGACTCGCCGCGCTGTCGATGACTTCCTCCTTGACAACGACCTCGCCGCCTACTTCCTCGGCATCTGTCAGGACTTCAAGCACTTCGGCTTCGCCGTGTCGGTACTTATTCTCAACGAGGACGGCACAAGGATTGTGCGCCTGTTGAGAAAGGAAGCCTGTTACTGCCGCTTCACTCCGGCTGACAAGCACGGTCGTATTTCCAAAATCCTTTACGCCAACTGGCGTAAACCCATCTCGTCGCGGAGCGACATCGAGGAAATCGACCTGCTCGACCAGACTTCGCCTTGGCGAGATCTGCAAGACAAACTCGCCAAGTCATCGCCCTTGGGCGCTTCGTCCACGAAGAACTCGAAGTGCCGGAAATTTGCGATTGTATCGCGCATCCCGACCGTGGATAGCACATACTATCCAATTCCGTATTATGGCGCGTTGTTCCGGGGAAAGTGGTACAACATCAAGCAGCTTATCGGTATTGCTAAGGAAGCGAAGCTCAAAAACTCCGCTCCAATCAAGTACCACATCGAGGTCGGGGCGAAATATTGGGAGTCCATATTTCGTGCGGAGGGCATTACCGACCGCCGTAAACAACAGGCGCGTATCGTCGCCGAGAAGCAACAGATTCTCGACTTCCTCACAGGTGCCGAGAACAGCGGCAAAGCCTGGTTCTCGACTTTCTATGTTACACCCGACGGCAAGGAACAGCACGACGTTGTAATCAACAAGATTGACGACAGCAAGGAGGGCGGCGACTGGGAAACCGACATTCAGGAAGCAATCAACATGATTTGCTTTACCATGCTGGTGCATAGTAACCTTGTCGGCTCAGTGCCGGGCAAAGCCCAGACCAACAATAGCGGCTCTGACAAGCGCGAGCTTTACACCATAGCCCAAGCCCTCCAAAAACCGTATCACGACCTGCTTTTTACCGTTCATCGTATCATAATCCGATTTAACGGTTGGCAGGGCGTACACCCCGAAATACCCTTTATCCAACTAACCACGCTTGACGAGCATACAGACGCAAAACAAGTGAAACTCTCCAACGCAAACGACAAATCCAATGAAACTGATAACAAGCAATGACGAGTTGCGGAAGTATATTCCGAATTCTATCCGCGAGGTCAAAGGGGAAACTCCGCTCTTTGACAAACTCGCTCCTTTCCTTGAAAGGGCAGAGCAATGGTTCTGCCACCACTTCGTTCCGGCAGAACTGCTCGATGCAGTCGCGGCAGAAGCAGCCCACATCGTTGCTGTCGAGGCATACCGCCTCGCCGTGCCGCAACTCGACCTTGTGCTTACGCCCAACGGTTTCGCTACCGTCGGCACTCAAAACCTCTCTCCGGCATCGAAGATGCGCGTCGACCGGCTCGTTGGCGGTCTGCTCTCCGAAAGGGACAAGGCACTGGCGCAGCTGCTTCACAATCTCCCCTCCGTCAAGGGCTGGCCGGACTCACCGCAGGGGCGGTGGTTCGGAGCCACGCTGTTTCCGACCCTTGATGTTGTCACCCAACAGTCGGGGGAATCAGAACGACTATGGGACAAGTATTGTGAACTGCGCCCGCAGTTGATTGACCTCGAAGCAAGCCTCTCGGAAGAATGGCTGTCGCCGGAACTGATGTCAGCGCTCCGCTCCGAGAACCTGCGCAGTGATCTTACCGAGAAGCGGAGTGAAATTGTCGGGCAGGTAAAAGCACAGGTCGTGGGCTACCTGCGGTTGGGGTCGTTCAACTCGCGTAGGCTCGCGGATATTGTCAACTACATTAGGCTGACCCCCGAATCTTTCGAGGAATGGCATAAGTCGGACACCGCGAAGTTGTTTGCCCCGCCGGTGTTCCGAAACGAGAAGAAAGCCTCCGGCTATTTCTTTTAGTCAATTCCTTGCGTGATTGACTAAAAGTTAGTAACTTTGCGCTTGATAAGCAAATCACCACAAGACATGAAAAAACTGTTATTATTATTTTCTATGCTGATACTCACATGTTCGGTATATGCTGAACAGACAGTGGGTAAATACCAAAATACATATTTTGGTAAAGAGTTTGAAATTGAAGCGGCTCAGAAGAATGACAAACTCCAAAGTGTCTACATTGGAATTGAAGCTAAAGACGCTAAGTACGCCTTTATATCAGTGGATGGCAAAGACTTAGAGCTGTTTAAGGTCGCTTTAGAACTCGTTAAAGCAAAATATCTGGACTGGATGAAAGTTGCCAAAGAAAATAATGTTACGGAAATGGATAAGGAGTTTGACATTAAATTCCCGTCTGTTTCTGTCGCTTGGTCAGGGTCTAAGTGGTGGTTCTCTTTTGGGCAAAAAATCAAAATGAGATTCCTAATTCTCGATAGCGGTAAAATGATTGCTGTATGGGCACCTAAAGTAACATCTTCATCCAATCGCTATATAGATGAACAGATATATTTTGCGCTGGAAGGCGAAGAAGATTTTGATAGTTTGCTTTCCCAACTAAACTATCAAGCGATACTTGATCAATTATTGAATAAGAAGAATAACGAGGATTTATTCCAGTAATCCCTTGTCTTTTCCGCATAGAGTGCTTTACCGTACTTTCGCAGTGCGTTAAAGCACTTTTTCTATGCAGACAATCTCGATTAACTTTATCGTGCCCCAGGGCTGGCACGAGCTTTCCGATAAACAGCTACGTTACGTTTATCAGCTTCTCGCCAACGAGTTCGCGACAGATGAGGTCAAGACCCTTTGCTTGCTCCAGTGGAGCGGCACAAAGGTTATCGGCCGTCTGGATAGTGGGGCTTACCTTCTCAAAAGAGGAAAATTCCTTTTTGAAGTTACGCCGCTGACCCTCCCCGAGTTGCTGCCGCACCTTGACTGGCTCGGCTCTAAAACCGAATCCCAAATTTCAGGTTCCCAATCCGCTCAATCGTCGGAGTGTCGCTTACTGCCTATGGCAAGTTCGTCAACATAACGCTCTCACAAGCGTTCAACACCTACGGTCTGTTCGTCGACTATGGCACAGGGCGCAATACTCCGCGAGGTCATCGCGAAGCGCTTTCGTCAGAAAGAAACCCCGGCGACATTGGCAAAGCCAACGGTCGCAAACGCAAGCGTTGGTTCTCTCGCAAGTGTTTCGCCTCGGTAATGACCATTCAGGAATTTTACGCAGACTCTCTTGGTCTGGAGTTCTGCCGTGCCATTTCCAACGCACTCAATCCCGACATTATGTGCCGAAGCGTCACATTATTATTCTAAAAAACAATATTGTCATAATTTTCTCCAACATCTACAAGTCTTATAGATGTTGTCATTCCATCGCTATTATCTAAAATAGCATGAAATAGCATTTTTAATGAGATGCCGTTTGATTGCATTTTCAAAAAACCTCCAATATCATTCGTCATATCTACGAGTTTCCCATTCCATTTGTATATCAGTCTATCTTCTCCATTACGATATACTAAATGTATTTCTGTAACTCCAAGTGGGACGATAACTCTTTCGGACTCTTTTACCAGATCCCGATGAGAATTTTTATTATGATAACGCACGAAAAAAGTAAAGAAGTCGTCTACTTCTTTTTCATTGATCTGACCAAAATAGTCAAATAATAACTTGTGCTTATAAGATTTCAT